GATACTTCTTTAGTTTGTCTAACAGAAGCTGCAGAAGTTGTAGGTAATTTTACTGGAGAAGCTGCTTTTTGACTAGGAGTTATACTAATAGATTCTTTACTTACAATACTAGCTACATTAAGTGTCGTATCACTACTATATTCTTCTACTTTACCAGTTTTTATACTACTTACTACTGCATCAGCCAAATATTTTTTTAAAGACTTAGAAGTTTCTAATTCTGTAATAATACTTGGGTCGGCTTTAATTTTAGAAGTAAGATTTTGACCTATTAAAAATGCTCTTTCTTTAGGAGCTTTCTTTAAATTTTCTTCTTGACTTTCTACACTGCCAATCATCATACCCGCTTCAATTAGCATTTCTAGTACTAATTTAGTAGAGGTAAATTTTTTACGAACTTTTATACGAGTTTGCGCTTGACCGGTTTCTTTAGAAAATTTTCTTGTTAATAAATCTGGGCGGCTATCTTTAGGCCACTCAATTAATGCTTGTAATAAACGCGGACTTACTAAGCCACGTTTTATTTCTGTGGAATTAGCAACTGTGGAAATTACGTCAACTTCAACGTGACCTAAGTTATTTAATACACCAAAATTTTTATCTAGATATTTACTCATAATGCTTCTAGGACTGTCGCCTAGCTCATCATCAATATTATCCGAGAAACTTGATAAATCAAAATTTTCTTTAACTACGCTACCAAATTTACTTTGAATAGTAGTAAATTTCGGAGACATAATTAAAACACTTTTATTGCGTTTTGACAAGTTACTAATAGTTACAGTATTTTTAAACTGTGCTTGTATTGTTTCTTTAATACCGCCTAATTCTACTGCTTCTTTTAAACTATTTAATTTATCTGCTAGCTGTTGCCTAGTTAAAGTATCGTAAGAGTCAATATAATAATTTATTGTTTTCTTATAAGCATTATCTAATTCAGTTAATACACCAGATGTATCCTTTAATTTAAGTACACTAGCTAAGCCAATAATAAATTTTGAATTAGGAATTAGTATGTTTTTACGAATACTATCTATATCTATGTATAGTGTAAATGGTAGCGTACTATCTATATAACTACGAAAATCATTTCCCTTTTTTGCTATATGTGCTTGTAGGGCAACATGATCTTCTTTAACTAATTTTCTTACCCAGTCTGCTGTGTAAAATGCCATATTTAATCATAACTCGCAGTATGTAAATCTAAAACACGTTTAATATGTGCGGGAAGATTTGTACTAGACACATATTCAATTTGCATAGTATTAGGGCTAATTGTTTTTGTAGTATGTACTGCTGAATCGTTACGAAGAGAATATTGAATTAAGTCCATTACTGCCATTTTTAAATCTTCTGGTAGTATTTCATATCCTGCATTATAAGTTACTTTAAAAGCATTTACTTTATTATAATCTACGTATGGATACGCAATAATTTCTACTGCATCGTTTTCTGTGTCTACTACATAGTCTTGGTATTCTACAAGTGTTGAGTAGGTTTTACCAAAATTTTCTGAAAATTCAACCGAGCTAACATTGAGCACAGGAGTTTCACGTGCTAAAAACCTATTATTAGTTAGACTACGTTTAATTTCTATTCTAAAATCGTCAACATAATCTACAAATGTTCTGCGGCAAATACTTTTTACTAAATCACTAACTTTGGGAATTATTGCTGCTATTGCAGCGTCTTGATTTGTGCTGGATATACCTGAATAACTTTTATATTCAGCAACTGAAATTAAATTTTGTGCCATTGTATATCCTTTTATCTTTTATATGGCTTGTACACAAACCATATAAAAGACGGAAGCCGAAGCTTCCATCTTTATTGCTTAGAGGCTAGTCTAATCTAAAGATTAGGCTGTAGCACCCCATGTGAACTTAGTTACGCCAGCACCTAGGTTAGAAGTAACTTGAGTCATACCAGTGCGTAGAGACGCAACTAGAACACGACGTTGAGTTTCAACTAGCTCTTGAGTGTCCATACGTAGACCGCGTTGGTTACCAGCTAAGAAGTTACCTGGAGCAAAGCAAACTGCACCTAGTGTAGATAAAGTCTTAGAATCGAATTCAGCAGATACTAGAACTGGAGAACCACCAACTTGACCAATTTGACCTGTTAGCTGAGTAGCTAATGGACCAACTTTGCTCATGTCTTGGAATGTTGAATCATCTAGTAAGTCGTAGTAGATTTCAGTAGAAACTACATATACAACTTCAGCTGGGTCTAGACCCCATGCACCTAGGTTTTTACGTAGAGTACGTAGGTTAGCAACAGTAGCAGCTGTTGTTGCAACAGAACCACTAGAAGTAATGTTTGTACCAGTTGCAAAAGCACTTAGACCTTTAACTGGATCTGTAGTACCACCAGTGCCACGTAGATAAGCACGGTCAACTGAACGAGCAATACGACGAATCATAGCATCACGAACGATTGGTAGAACAACAAGAATTGTATCTTCTTCTTCTTCGTAAGCTAGGTACTCGTTGGTAGCTAGTTTGTACGCGTTTAGCGTAATTTCTTTTAGTTGGTGTGTAGATGTTGAACCTGCACTAGCACCTAAGTTGTTACCAGCTGTTGTGCTACGATCTGGAGCAGCGCCAAACTGGCTGTTAGTAACCCATGTTGCTAAACCAGCTTCTGGGTTTAGAGGCATAGTCATAACATTGGTGTTCATGTTGATCGCACGGAATAGTGGAGCAACTACTAAACGACGACGAACTTCAGCTTCCATGTTTGTAGAAACTTCTAGTTCCCAGATACCTGATGGCATGTGAGCACTAGATGAAGTAAGAGCACCAGTTGTTGCGCTTAGTGGTGTGCTTACATTATATGTAGCAGCTTTTTCAATTAGTTCACGACCAAATTTTGTGTCTTGAATTTGTTTACCAGCAACTTTAGCTAGTAAAACAGCTTTTTCACGATCTTCGTAGCTAACGGCTTCGCCAGTTTGCTTGTCGTTGAAACTCATTTTTGACTTCTGAATAGCGGCTAGTTCAGCAGCTTTTTCTTTGATTGAAGCTTCTAGGCCTTCTAGAGCAGACTTGCTTGCGTTTGCTTGCTCGTCGATACGCTTAGTCATTTCAGCTAGCAGACGCTCTGCACCGCTTTCACCAACAGTTACTTGTGCAGCAACAGCGGCTTTAACTTTTGCGTCAAACTCAGCAGCAGCTTTTTCAGCAGCAGCTTTTTCTTGAGCAGCAGCTTCTTGAGCAGCTACTAGGGATTTAGTGGCTTGTTCAGCAGCACTTTTAGCAGCATTAGCTACCATTTGTTCTAATTCTTTTGGATCCATTTTCCATTTTCCTTTTGATGTGCCGTTTACTTCCGTAGTGGATTCTAGCCCTTTAGCTGAGTTGCCGTTGGGTGTAAACTGCTGTTTAAACTCTGAATATTCGTTGGCATCCGAGAATGCTTTAGAAAGGTCGAAAACCGTATTTTGATTGCAAGGTACTGAAACTACCGAAATTTCGACAAGTTCTAGTTCCTTTATTAAAAATACTTCGGCAGCACTGTTGTATTCTGCATCAAGAACCTTGAAGCCAATACTAAACGCTGTAAGTACTTTGTCTTTGATAAGGCCGTAACATTCCTCGGCCGCTGATGAAATTCTTGCTTTTACCCATAAACCCTTATCATCAATCTTGTAGTCAACCATACGACCAATTGGGTCATCATAATCATGTTGAGCTAGTATAATTGGATTTTTAAGGTAGTTTTGGATACCCGCTTCCCATACTGATCTTGGTACAACGTCACCTTGTCTGTCTAAATCAACGGTACTTGCGTAACCTTCAATAAAGATTGATTCGATTGTGCTGTTACCAGCTTGAGGCAGGCTATCCTGTTTAATTGTAAAAGCACTATTTAAATGTAGTACTTTATCTTTTAACATTTGATTCCTTAGTTAAGTGGTGGTGGCTTAGTTCCGGAATCCGGTTTTTTAGGTGCACCACCTATGCTAGGATTTGATGCGCTGCCAGCAATATTTGCCGGTATACGTAAGTCATCATTGCCTGGTTTTTCTTCATAACGTAGCGCAGTTCTTGCTTCATTTGGAGATAAAACTCCGCCGTTTACAAGGGTTGTATAGTAAGCAGCTACATCTTTCATTTCTGGTTGTAGTGCACTAACAGTACTAGTTATTGGTTCAACATCATATCCAAAGAAACGCTCAAGTCCACTTACTAGTTTAGTAGCAATTGGAATAATTGTTTCTAAATAAAATAATCGTAGGTTAGGAGAAATATTAGCATTGTTTCCACCTTCTAATAATATTGGTGGAACACCTAAAGAGTTTAATATCTTTGAGTTATGTGTTTTAATTGAAGTATCAAAATCCATTTCTTTAAATGAATCTGATAAGTTACTAAATGGTTTTAAGCCACTATCCAAAATCATTGGACGTTTAGCACCATTTTTTGGTGAATATCTTGCTTGCCAGTTTGCAATAGTTTTGTCTTTGGCAACTTGCGACAGTGTGTTCTCTGATGTAAAAATCAATCCAGTTACTGCACCGTTCTCAAAGAACTGCTCCTGGAAGTTTTGCATTTTGTAAAGAATCTTAATGTTTCGATCTGCGCTAGCTAAACGGCTAGTACCGCGATAGATTGACGTGGAACTTAAGTCTTTGATGTGTATGATTTCTTCAGGCTTCATAACTGTGGTAGTATTATACCTGTATGAAGCTACAAA